CCGGGACGGGCCGCAGAGATATCACCAGTTTCGGTAATAACCCACATAACCTTGGTACCAACCACGGCACCCATCTTGGGAGCATAGCCGTCAGTCATGATGATACATGCACTGTACTTACCCTTGCGCTTGCTGTCGTTGAGGTAACGCTGTACAGCATCGAAATCGGTACCACCACAGCGAGTACGAGCCCACTTGAAGTTCTTGCCGTTTGTGACCGACTGAAGGCTATTCTCATCCATCTCGGTATCAAAGTTAATGATATCGATCTTGCCTTCCTTGCTGGCAGCAAAAGTCTCTGCAAGAAACCGACGCACATCATCGTCACTAACCGACCCAGATTGATCGATAGCACAGAGAATGTTGGCAATGGTGCTACGCTTGGCTCCCGGCATCATGTACGGAAGACGCTTGTTGATACGCTTCATGGTGCTGTTACGCTCCATGCTACGAGTGCGACCGATAAACATACGCAGAATGGCCTTCCAATCAAGCTCATTCTTCAGAAGCTTCTCGATCTGAGAGACAACCTCGGAAGGGATAGAGCCCCACGAAGCACGCTGCTGCGCAGCCTTGGCACCCTTCTCGATCAACTCACGAACCTGCTCACGCATGATATCACGAAGCTCGTCGGGCACATCACCCCAACCACCGTGACCGTCGAGAGATTCACCATCCTCGTTGCCAACCTCAAGGGTATACTCACCCTCGTCATTGGTCTTGCCGTTTTGCTCGGCATATTCTTCCAAACGAGCCATGTACCAATCGGCACTCTCATGCTTGGGAAAGCTCTTGATAAGAGCCGCAAGCTTGGGATCATCCGACTTGGGAGCACGACCGGGCATAAGACAGAAATCGGGGAGCTTGTCGCCGCCGATAATCGAGTTGATGGCAAGATCGGTAGCAACGTTCCACAGACGAGAACGCTTGCGATCCGCAACGCTGCGCTCTGCAATATGCATGAACGCAACGTGAAACATCTCATGCATAAGCACACCAATCCGCTGCTTGGTAGGAAGGGAACGCATGAAATCAGGGTTATATCCCATCTTGATATTACCCTGCTTGTCTGCACAAACGTAGGCAGTATCTACCTTCCAATCCGCAACCTTGGGAATATGCATAGACATACCTCCAAGAAACGGCTCCTCTTGCATGAGTTGAATGAACTCACGATCAAAACGATATTCCTCGGAGGGAACGTTGGGATCGGGCTCATGCCGCACGTTGAGAGAAGTGACCTTGTTGCTGGTGTTGTCGTTCTTGGTTTCCATACTATTATAATATCATGTATAACTAGGAATCTAAAACAAATAAAAACCCCGGCAAAACAAGGGTTTCCTGTTAAGCCGGGGTTGTTTAAGGTGTTAAAGATTGATATCAGTCTACTGGAATGTTACGAGGTTGTTCTGATGCTTTGATTGGACAAAGCACAGTAAGAATTCCATCTTTGCATGAAGCGGAAATGGCGGATATATCTACTTTGCTTCCAAGCCGATATGTAAGTGTTTTCTTGTTTTTTTCTGGGCGTTGTAGGGTAATCACAAGTTGTGATCCTTTTGTTGCCAAGGATACATTTTCTCGACTATAACCGGGAACTTCTATGGTTAGTTTGCATGATCCATCTGCTTCATGAGTTACTTCATCTTGCAAGTTGTACAAGTGAGATTCCCATGACGAGTTACGAGGAAAATTAAAGATATCGAAATATGGTGCTAGTGTTGACATTTTTTCTCCTTGTTGCGCTGGCTTTTCACACCGGCAATCTAAAACCAGTATACACACCGAAAAAAACATGTCAAGGGGTTGTATTTATTTTTATTGGAGAATTTTTATGGAACTGCCAAACGACGTACAAACATTTATCGACACTGTTGGAAAAGAATATGGCAACGTAACAATCAAACCAAAAAGCTCATCACAACTAATGAAAGCTATTGGTTGGTTTTTTAGTGTAACAAAAATCTCTCCAGAGTTTATGACACGTTATATTACCACCATTGGAAACACTGTTTACTTTCCAGATGAAATGTTAGCAAATCCAAACAGTGAATCGATGCTAAGAGTTGTGGTGCATGAAACCATACACGTTGCTGACTCTAAACGCTTTTCTGATCCACTCTTCAAGTTCTTGTATCTCTTTCCTCAATCACTCGCTTTGTTGGCGTTGTTAAGCGTTTTAGCCGTTTGGAAAATAGGTTTCTTGTGGTGTCTTCTTTTCTTGCTGTGTCTTGCACCAATACCTGCACCATTTCGTTATTGGTTCGAACTAAGAGCTTACAGAACAAGTATTTTGTTTGCGAGAAAAGACGACAAGTTAACCGATGAACAAATGATACCAATATATGAATGGATAGAAAAACAACTTTGTACCAATCTTTATTACTGGACATGGCCGTTTCCAAAAACAGTTAGAAAACACCTTGAAGATGAAAGCTTTATGGATTCCGGCATATACAAGAAAATATCGGGATGGCTAGCTATACGACGCATTGTTCGAAAAATATCAACTGCAAAAACAATCTAGTGGAACATAACCAATAGAAGGAAGCATAGACACCGTGAAGTATCAAAAAATATTGCTACAGATTATCGAAGAAGAAATCGACAGATATTTGCTGGAACAAGCTCCACCCCCGCCAGCACCTGCACCTCCAGCTACACCACCGGCAGATCCTTCGGCTCCGGCAGATCCAAATGCATCGCCCCCAGCAGAAGAAGAAGAAGAAACAAGTGACGATGAAGATGATGGTAAGATAGAAAAAACCATTAAGTCTCTTGCTGCAAAAACTCCTATTGATATCAAAAAAACCATTCTTTCTGCTTTGCAAAATGGTGCGGAAAAAGCTGACACAGAAGCTTTGGTTGCTTACGTGAAAAAGAAAGAAGAACCAGAAGAAGATTCAGAATCATCAGCTGACCTCGACACAACAGAAGAAAAAGTTCCAGAAAATATAAAAAAAGCAGTCAAGCACATCATTAAAACGTTCAAGTTTAAAGTGCCAGAAAAAGCAGAGAAAAAAGCTGAAGAACAAGAAGAAAAAGAAGATGAAGGTGATGAAGCAGAAGAAAAACCTGCGGCCCCCACCACCGCCGCAGCTGCACCTGCTGCGCCACCATCTCCGCCTCCTGCTGCACCTGTGAAAGAATCTAGATTGCAAACCAGTTTGCGAGAATATTTAATGTACAAGCAGTTAAGCCAGAAGGTGAGAAGTTAACGTTATGAAAAAGCAGCTTACGCACAAACAACTTAAAGCTATTATTAAAGAGTGTGCTTGTGAAGCTATGAAAGATGCTGGTATGCCAGCAATCAAAATGATTAAGCTTGGCGAGCCAGAGATTAAAGCTGGATTGTTTCCCGGTATGGATGACGATCATCATGATGATTCTCACTGGGATGATCACGACCAAGGTGAAAAAAGCATGATTCTTGCCAACCTTGCTAAAATGTCAGATAAAGCTTTAGAGCTTCGTGATTTGGCTGCTGGCGTACCCGACAACGAAGAATGGGTTCAAGAAAAGATTGCTGTTGCTTCTGCGATGATAGATTCGATTTACAACTACTTAAAATACAAGCAAGACTGATAAGAGGTGTTAAATGCTAACCGAAGATAAACTCAAACGACTTGTTTCTTTAATGGTTGAACGCAAGATTCAAGTGCTCAAAGAAGGTAAGAAGTTTCAAGCCATTCGTTCTTTGACCATTCAAGCACAACAAACTGCAATGAAATTCGAAGAAGACATTGTTGATGCTCTTGAACTAAAAGACCCAGATGAACTTTCAGACGACGAACAACAAATCTATGCTCAAGCAATGGCAGACATGCACAGCAAAATGATTGAAGCTGTTGTTCATGCTTCTGAAGTTGTAAAAAACCTTTCCGAACGTCAAAAAGAACCAGAAACCAAAAAAGCTGGCAAAGCTTCTTCTGCCGCATCTGGTAACACTGTAGAAAAAGATCTTCCTACTCTTTGAACATTCTTAACCAATACATTGAAACTCTGGTATGCTAGTATAGTTGTATCTACTAGCACCGGAGTAAACATATGTCCATGACAGAAGAAGAGTCAAGAGAACTTAAGAACAGTATTTTTGCTGCCCAACAAGCGGCTCAAGGTGGTTTGCCAAATGTACAAGGTATGCCCGTGCAAACAGCAGCACAAGCTGCCAAGCAAGCTATCGGATTTGATCTACCAGTAGCAGAAGTACCTCTTCCATCAAAAGGTCTTGTATATCCTGATGGACCGCTAGCAGGAGCAGAAACCGTTGAACTAAAGCCAATGACTGCTCGTGAAGAAGATATTCTCATGAACCGTACCCTTGTTCGCAAGGGAACTGTTGTTAGCGAACTAATCAAAAGCTGCTTGATCGATAAAAACATTGACGTAAACTCAATGATTTCTGGTGATCGTAACGCACTCATGATTGCTGTACGTATCACAGGGTATGGTGCAGACTATTCACCAAAAGTCACTTGCCCAGCCTGTGAATCCCAACAAGATTTTTCTGTTAACCTAGAAGATCTTCCCGTTAAAGAGCTCGATCTAGAAAAGCTTAAACAAGTCGGACAAGGACAAAATGCATTTGAGTTCGTTCTACCGCTTTCAAAGAAAACAGTTATTTTCAAGTTCCTCACCGGCAAAGAAGAAGAACGAATCCTTCAAGATATCGAAGCCAAGCGTAAAAAGGGTATCGTGCAAGAAAACCTTGTTACAACCAAGCTAATGAATAGCATTATTGCAATCGAAGGAAATGCAGAACGCAGCTTCATCAATCAGTTTTGCCAACATATGCCAGCCAGAGATTCATTGGCTTTGCGCAAGGTTCTTGATGAATCAGAGCCCGGTGTGGATATGAGCTCTGATTTTACATGCAACAGCTGTGGCCACACGGAGGTTTTGACCGTTCCACTCGGTCCTAGCTTTTTTTGGCCTAACGCCAAATGACGTTGAAGCTGTTCTGCTTGAGCCAATGTTTTTGCTGGGCTACTATTACGGAATGACTTACTCCGAATATCTCAACTTCCCAGTAGCTTACAAACGTTGGCTCATAGAACGAATCAACAAAGAAATCACAAAGGCAACAGAAAAACAAGCTGACATTCCCAGCAAAGCGCCGCACCACAACGTCCCTGACGTTAGAGCAATGACAGGAAAAGCAAAGCAGTTCGTAAATCCCCGCACACAACGTTTCTAACTTTTACATAACTGATTTGATCTGACATACTCAATCAACATTATGTCACATCACTTCACTTATACCATAGGCATACCACTTCCTCAAGGTGGCGAGCTTTTTCAGTTTGATGGAGAACGCTCCAAGCTAGGCTCGGTGGAGCTTCCTGTTGGGCAGTTCTATCTTACACGACCATTAGTACCAAACAATCCAATAACCAATGCCAGAAAAGACACAAGGTTTGGCAAGTTGATTGTAAGGCAATATGATCGGTTTGGTAATATGCTCAAGCTTGTTGAATACAACGATGTAAAAGTGTTACAGTTGGTTGACGGCCCAGACCTTATCTTGGAGTTTACATACAAGCCATGATCAAAACAATAAATGGAATCTTGACAGTTTATTGCGGACCTATGTATGCTGGTAAAACAACTGCTCTTATTGCTGAACTTGAAGCAGGTATCGAAGAGCAGAAAAATATTCTTGTGATTAAGCCAGTTATTGACAATCGTTACGGTGAAGAAGATATTGTTTCACATGATGGAACATCTCTTCAAAAAACAACAGGTCACAAAGTTCGACGCTTAGGTGTTTTAGAGTTTTTAGAAAAACAAGATTTAGAAAATGTTGGCTTGTTGCTTATTGATGAAGCTCAGTTTTTTGGTGTGCTATGCACAACTTACATAAGCGAATATCTCAAAGCTGGGATTGATGTTGTTGCTGTTGGATTAGATTTGGACAGTGAAGGCAAACCATTTGGTTCTATGCCACATCTATTGTCTCTTGCGAACAACGTTTACAAGCTAGCTGGTGTGTGTTCTATTTGTGGAGATGAAGCTACAAGAACCTTTAGAAAGCTAACCGTTAGCTCTACAGAGCAAGTGTTGATTGGTGGAAGTGAAACATATGAGCCACGTTGTTTAGCTCATTGGGTTGAAGGTCAAAAAGAAAAACTTAAGTTTTTTAGCTGATTATCACCACTTACGGCAAGACCAGTTTTCACAACTCCACTAGTTATAGTTAGGAGTTGTTATGTATAAGATTTACATCATTAGAAATACGATAAACAATAAGCTCTATATCGGTCAAACAAAACTATCTTTGCGAACGAGATTCGTCGGGCATAAAGCTAAAAGCAATAATGGGTCGAAGACTGCAATCCATTCTGCTATGAGATTGCACGGTATAGAAAACTTCCAGATAGAGTTGATTTGTGAATGTGAAACTATTGAAGAAGTTAATCAAAAAGAGATTGAATATATTAAGCAGTTCAATAGCATTGCACCATGCGGCTATAACATACTAGAAGGTGGGGATTGTGCTCCACATAATGTTGGTCCATTTACAACTGAACACAAAAATAAACTAAAAGAGGCTCATAAAAAAAGTTGCAAACCTATAGTTCAATTTAGCATTGAAACAGGTGAGCTTGTAAAAGAATGGTCATCTGGGAAAGAACTTATAAGAAATGGGTTCAATAGAGCTAACATAATAGCTTTGTGTAAATCAAGTAAAGGTTTCGGATATGTTTATGATTACGGCTGGTCTTACAAGCCAACATATGAAGCCATACAAGACAAAACTACTCTAGCAACCATATATTATAGCGCACATGGCAGAACTATAAAGTGTTTGGATAAAGAAGGAAATCTTGTAAAGATATATTCAAAGATAGTTGATGCTGCAAGAGAACTAGGCTGTAGTCCATGTAGTATTGCAGACTGCATAAAAGGTAGAGCAAAAACCTGTAAAGGTTTCACTTGGATTTACGCAGAATAGCTATTCCCAAGCCCTACACGACCAGTACCGGGCCTTGGTTCTTGGACCGGGATTAGCACAGTTATGACGAGCTCTAAAGCTTTTTCTACGCTTTGGATTGCTTTTCTTGATACGCATTTTCTTATCACCAAAGTTTACTTTTTTGACGTTTCCTGTTTTGGGATCACGTACAAACACTTTGAATTTTTTTACATCGCCTCTCATTGGTTTACCAAGAGGAACTTTGCGACCTTGATATTCAGCTTCAGTTAGAAGGTTGTTTTGCTCGTTCATATAAGAAAAAAGACAGCCTTCACATACTGGCGTGCCGTCTTCCAGAGTAGCATCTAGCTCAAGGATGTTAACATTTTCTTCTTCTGGCAGTTCTTCGTCAAACAAAAGATATTTGTCTTTACTTGGAAGATAAAGAGGTTCTTGGCCAAGATCACGATTTTCTTCATCATCTTCTTGGTCTTTGTTTTTTAGTTCTTCTAATGATTCTAGAATAAGACGTTTCAAGTCCAGCTTGTTCATTGTATTACCTTTGGTGTTCTAGAATCTAAGTATGAACGTTCAAGGCAAACTAGCTGTTTTTCGTTCCAAAACTACGATACTTGCTCTAAGACCTTCGATTGCTATTTGCAGGTTTTGTAGTGTTGTTGCTATGTCGGTTCCGTTGATGTTGCAAGGAACGCTGATATCAACTCTTGTAACTTTGTCTGGGGTAAAGCTTACTGACTGTGGTGTAACATTTCTAGGCATGATTTTATTGTATAGTGAGGAGGGGACGTTTTATAAATCATAATGGAAACGGCACACCAAAAACTGAACGAAAGTTGTTTCCATCGATGTTTTTTGCATCCAAAGCTCGAATAACGGAGTCAACGGTTGCACCGGGTCGCTTGATTTCGTCTTGAAAACGTTTAGAGCTTTGCACCGCTTTTGAAAGAATCTCGATTTTTCTTGGATCGCCACTTAGTTTGAATGGTGAACGTTGTCCTGTAACCATTGTTGTAATGATTGAAGCAAACACTAGTTTGCCAAGTGTGGTCATTCTATAGCTTGACAAAGCCATAGAAACAGGGTTTTCCAAATACGGAACACGTAAAAACTCTTTTAGTATCTTGTTTGCGGTTGTTTCATTCATGTTAAGCATCCCAGTTCACAACATAAATACTACCAACAAAATGTACATATCGATACTTATCTAAAGCAGGAGCGTTTTATAAATGGCAACAGCTGATAACCTAAAAATAGCACAACAACTGCTAGCAACCATGCAGCAAATAACTGTGCAAGTTGAAAGACAAACCGAGGCTTATCACGCTCAAGCTCAACTTGTTGATGCTTTGTGTAAAGCACAAGAATGCTTTGGTAAGATTGATGCTGCTAAAGTAAAAGAAGTTACAGACGCACTCAAAGAAGCTCAAGAAAAAACAAAAGAGTTTGGAAACGAACTATCAAACGTTGCCGAAAAAGAAGTTTCAAAGCTTGAAGGAGCTTTGAGAAATATCGCAGAAAAAGTTAAAGAAATAAGCGTTCCTGCTGAGTTCGCAAACGGTTTCAAAGCGGGATTAACTCTTTCAACCAACTTGTTCAAAAACATATTGTCATTGGGTGGAAGTGCCTTTGGATTGCTTAAAGATATTGGTAGGATATTCATATCGTTGCCGGGAAGATTATTAGATTTTTTTCAAGGAGCTGCTGGAAGTGGTACTGACCCATACAGGCAAGCATTAGAAGATTTGCGTGAAGAGTTTGGTGATTTATCTGTTGGCACTTCTGCTGCTGTAAAAAACATGACAGAAAGCACCAAGAGTCTTGGTGAATCTGGTCTTCGTTTAAGCAGGGTGTTTGGTTATGGTAGAGAAGGCTTGGCTAACATGTTAAGAGAAAACATGGAAATGTTCAAGCAAATGGGACCATTAGCTAACAGGCTTGCAGCTTCGCTTAGAGGTGCTGAAGGAGAGTTTACATTACTAAGAAAAGCTACAGGTCTTACTGGTGAAGCGATGAAAGCATTCCAGCTCAGAGCAGAAGAAACTGGAATGTCTGGCGCTCAAGCAACTCGTGAAATGACTCTAGCTTTAGCTCAAGGCCAACGAGCGTTTGGTATATCGGTTAAAGAGTTTGGCAAAGATATCGAAGTGATGTTGAAAGATACAATCACTTTCGGTATTAAAGCACCAGCAGAAATGGTTAAAGTTAGTGCTTACGTTAAAAAACTAGGCATTTCAATGGAAACGCTTAAAAAGGTCACAGATAAAGCGTTTAACTTTGAGGATGCTGCGCAGCAGGCAGCTAAGTTGTCAGAAGCATTTGGTATTGCACTCGATCCATTGAAACAAATGGAAGCAGACCCAGTTAAGAAAATGGACAACCTCAGACAAGCGTTCTTTAAAACTGGACGAAGTTATGAGTCAATGTCTGCACAAGCGAGGAAATATCTTGCAGATCAAGCTGGTATATCTGATGAAGAAGCTAGAATAGCATTCTCGCAGAAGAATAGGGCTATGACAGGCGCTCAAGTTGAAGCGCAGATGAAAAAGCAGCAGAAAGCGCAAATATCGCAAGCTGAAGCTATGAAGATATTGGCTGAATCAGTTAAACGACTTGTTCAAAGCGGCAGCGCAATGAAAGGTTCGTTCTTTGACGTTTTTGCCAAAGGATTTGAAACTGGAATAAGACGAACGAAAGAGTTTAGGGAAGTTACTAGGAATCTCCAGCGAAGTATGAGGGAAGTTTATAGGGCCGGTAGAGACGTTGGCAGAATGTTTGTCAAAGAGTTCCCCGGAATCAAAGAAATGTTTAAAGGTCTTGCTGACATGTTTAATCCTAGACGTTTCAGAGAACTAATGAAACAAGTCAAAGAAGAATTCAGCAAGTTCTTTAAAGCCTTGCAAACCGATCCAAAAGCAGGCGTGCAAGAGTTCATGAAGAACATGAAAAAAATCTTCTTTGACTTTTTTACCAAAGGTGCACCAGCTGGGTCTAGATTCCTTGACGGATTAAAAGCGTTCTATAAAACCGTTGGTGCTATATTCGTCGAAGGTTTACGATATGCTCTCGATGGATTGAAAAACGTTCTCGGCATTGTTATTGGATTTATACGAGATCCATCCAGTTTGAAGAGAATGGCAACCGATACCGGCGAGGGCCTTAAAGGAATGTTTGTGCAAGCATTCCAATATGTTGTCAAGGAACTTGGTCCGGTTCTTCAAGTTATTGGTGGGCAGATTGTTGAGCTAATGAAGTTGTTGTTTGAGAAATACATCAAACCTCATTTGATGAAACTTGTTATGCTTATCTTTGGGCCTGCTTTGTTTATGGGTGTTGCTAGAGCGGCAGGCGCAGCGATTCTTAAGGTTGGTTTCGAAAAAATCATAACAGGCTTTGTAGATAGAATACCAAAACCACCAGCTCCTCCAACCACACCGGGAGGTGGTCCTCCCGGCGCACCGGGAACAAATCCTGTTGCTGACATGAAAAACTTTGGTTTAAACATGATCAAACTTGCTGGTGCAATGGCTGTTGTTGCTGTTGCAGTCAAAATGTTGATGCCAATCATTTTGTCGATTGCACGGGATATCGAAAACTCTGGATTAAGTAAAGAATCTATAGCGTTTACGGCTGTGTTGCTTGGTATATTTGGTGCTTTGTTTATTGCGCTTGGAAGCATGATTAAAACAGTCTCAGAAGCCGATATAAACTCCAGTAAAGTAACAAAAGCGATTGGGGTAATGGCCTTGGCTGGCCTTGTTTTGGTGGCACTTGTTCCTATTGCTTCTTTTGCTATCACACAGTTGGGTAAGTTTACAGCAGAAGAAATAGGTAAAACTCTTCTTGTCATGACAATGTTTAGTTTGCTTTTTGCTGGTATTTCTCTTTTGATTTTTGGTATGGCTTTAGCTAGTGCGGAGATCACAGCAAGCTTTGGACCAGCAATGGCTGCTTTGGTTTTGGCTGGTCTTGTTGTTGGTGCATTGGCTTTGTTTGGTCCTATGATCATTAATCAGTTCAAAGACATCAAACTAGAACAAGTAGATGTTGCTTTGGCAGCAATCGGAGGTTTGGCACTCATAATTGGTGGAATCGCTGGATTAATCGTTCTAATGGCCTTGGCTGGCCCAGAAATTATACTTGGGTTTCCGATGGCGGTGGTTGCAATTGAATTAGCAACTTTGGCAGTAATCGGATTAACGAAATTCTCTAAATGGTTGATCAAAGAATTTCAAGGTGTTCAAGCAAGCCAAACGGAAATAGTTTTCAAAACTTTAGATTCGATGTTGGATTTGTTTGTAAATGTTGGTGAAACCATGGTTGAACTGGCAGCCGTGGGAGTTATTTTGATTGTGGCTTGGCCTGCTGCTCTTGTAGGAATCGGGGTCGCCTATAAAGCCGTGAAGGTAGTCACCGGCTTTACAATGGATCTCATGCGAGATGTCTCCAGAATCAATATCGATAAAGATAAAGCGGAAGCACTAGGGAAAATACTTGGTGCTGTTGCTGATCTTATTGGATCTGTAGCGAATGCTATGGCTACAATCGGTATTTCTCAGCGTGCTAGCTTAATGGGAGCGATTTACGGTGCCGACTTTAGTGCAGCTTTTGGAGATAAACTAACTTCTATTCTTCCGATAATTCAAACGATGGTAAATACCTTGATCACCACCGTTAGTGGTATTCAAGGTGATCCTGCATCGCTTCAAGCCAAAGCCGGGGTATTCACAGAAATAACCAAAGGCATTGGAGCATTGCTTCCTCCTATCGGACGACTGGTTGAAACGTTATCTTCAACCGGAAGCAACAGCCTACTTGGCATCATTATTGAAACAGACGCTAGCAACTACGTGGCAAACTTCGACAAAATCAAAACCTTTGTGGAAGGATTCCTTAATGGAATCTTTAAGGGACCAGACGGAATCGTTCCAAAGATTATTGAAAGCTTTAGTGGTTTAAATCCAGCGCAAGTTGAAGGCGTTAAAGCCGGTGCTTCGTTGCTTGGATCTTTTGTTCCTGCTTTTGCAGAAATGACAAAGACCTTACCAGAAATGATCAGAGCGGTCACAGGCTTGGCTGATGAGCTCGGTGATGCTGGTCGAGTTAGCTCTGTTTTGCTTGACATTCAGCTACTATTAACAAATATCATTGGCTCTATAAGCAGATTGCTAACATCTGTAATCGGAAGCTTGGGTACTCTTTTAAGCAATGCAGCAATAACACCAGAAAAACTCAAAGGTGCTGAAGCTATTGGTAACATCCTTAAAAGTGTTACAGAGCTAGCGAAAGTATTTACGCTATCACCAGATCAAATCAGAGCGTTCAGAGACGTAGACGGAACGTTCACCGATGAAAAGGTTGATATGAGTGCGTTGGGCACCTACTTGAGCGAGATAACAAAACAAGTACAACAACTAATCAACGGTGACCCAGCACATCCAGAGAACAAAGGTATAAAAGGAATCATTGACACTATCGCAACAATGACTGTTGATGAAAACAAAATCAAAGGCATTCAAGCTATAGCTTCAATCATGGAAGTGATTGGTAGAATCATTCCACCAATCATGAACGCTATCCAAACTGCTTCACAAAGCGTTTCTGCTGCAACTCTGACACCAGCACAAATCAGAGAAAGAACAAACTTAATCTCAACAACAATAAGTTCAATAAGCACTGCAATAAGCAACATGTTTACAACGATCATTCCTAGTATGATTAGTTCGTTACAAACAATGCCTATCGACGTGAAAGGTTTAGATTCAAAAGTCAAAGCAATAAAAAACGTTTTTGATTTGATTGGTGTTGTTGCTGGTATAACCAGTTCTTTGCAAGTAACAACAACTGGTACTGGAGGAACCACAACAACTTCTGTTCGTAGTGTGCTTGATACAATCAATCCGCCTTTAAACTTGTTGATTGGTTTGTTTAGCAAATCTCGGATTGGAAATGTCCCCGGTTATGGCGAAACAACAGAAAATGCTTTGAAAGCTGTTGCGGCGTTCACACCACCCAGAGGAATCGCTGGAAAAGCACAAACAATAAAAACCGTTTTCGAAGCTGTTAAATCTCTTATTGAAGCAACTGCTTCCATCAATAGTGTAGCTACGGGTGCTCAAACCCCTATAGCAGCCAGATTTTTGGATATTCCTCTTCAGAATGTGGACAAGGTTATATCGGGTCTTACAAGTGGTGGTAGCGGCGTTAACCCACTAATGAATCCACAAGCTTTTAGAAACGTATCGGTTGTAAAAGAAAACATTCGTGGCAAAGGAGCGTTGTTGACTTCTGTTCGGGATAGTTTGCAAGAATTGACAAGCGCAGCATCAGGAATAGGCAACATCGCTGCGGTTGATGCAAGTGCCGGAGCACGGCTTCGTGAAAACATCGATAGAATATTCGGCCCTAGCAACGCTATTTTGCCGATATTGGCTGAACACTTCGGAAGTGGCACTGATCAGTCTGGGGTGAGAATCTCGTCAATAACAACCATGATCAGAGAACAAGCTATTGCACCAATGAGAAGTATGGTTACTGCTTACAACGATTTCGTTAATGAGCTTCGTAACCTTTCTGGTGGCGATGGTCCATTACGAGTTGCTTTAACTAACCTTGGTACAACTCTTGGTGGAAGACAAACCCTAGCAGTTCAAAACGCAGCAGTTAAAGCACAAATCAACGTTAGCGTTACAATAGACAGCAGAGAAATCGCTGCTTCGCTACGAGATACAACTTATAGGACCGAAACTGCGGCAAATCAAAAAGCTTTCAATACAACAGCTTTCAACCCAAATTACACAGGATATAACTGATATGCTATCAAACAAAGAACTTCGTGAACAAGTGTTGTCAAATCAAATAATCAAAAGTCTTTTGGAACAAATTGAAGATGCGAATGAAAGACAAAAAACTGTTACGGCTATCCATGGAATGCTTGATCAGCTTCAAGGTAAGTTTAACGGTCTTTCGCAAGCATACGAAGAAATAGCCAAAAAACAAGGTTCTAAATAGTTATCTAACAAGGTAACTCATGCCGCCTATTGTTCCACCACCCTCAGAGTTGTTGTCTGCTCCTGTTCCCGAGCAATCAACAGGAAACATAATACAACGTCCCGGCCCACAAACAAATGCAGAGCAAGCACCGCTTGCTCCATCTCCAATACCGGTGCTTTCTCGTCGTTTAACGATCTATTATCAAAACAAAGGCGATGCTCCTGTTGCTCCAACAATAGATGATGAAATCGATATAGCTCAACCAGTTCTTAATCAATTTACAGAATATGTTGTTAATCGTTCTCAAGTTAATGATATTCCTATCAATACAACTCAACCAAATTATATCGATAAAATTGCGAATGCCAAAGTAGAATTTAACTCTGTTCCAACTCCCTCATATACCAACGATCCAATAATAAGCACACCTGATATGTTGGGCGTACACTATAAAGCAGACAATGGCACAGGTTTGCGCAATTTTTCAATAAACGTATACCAAAAAGATATCAATCAAGAAAATGCAAAGCTTCACGAAGCAAACATTAACAGAATTTTGTTGAGCTCTAGAGGTCACAACTCTGAACCAAACAACCAATTTGTTACCCCAGATGCAACTCAAAACAAAAACGACAACAGAATAACGCTTGGTTCTTACTTTTACAAGAACGCTAGCAATTTGAGCAATGGAGTTAACTACGTATCGGGAAGTTACGTTCGCAGCCAACCAGATACAGCAACGTCCGCACCGCCAATGACAATCGAGCAAATGAAAAACATTGGCTTAAACATTATGTTTGAAGCTGTGCAAGGTCGTGCTGGCTTGGATTTTACTATACGTTCCAACGATGCTGGTGATATTGCTGAAGCCCAAGCTAGAATGGCCATTCCGTCCGAGCAAAGAATCGGAAAGCGTGTAAGTCTTGGTAGATTCACTCCAGCATTTCAAATCAAAAAGCTTACTGGGGCAGAAAAACCAAACAACTCAAACTTTATCGACAACACCGATGACGTACAATCATATGGTAACCAATACAACGTATATTCTCAGTTTGATAGTTTGATATCTTTAGGTCAAATCGCTTTGTGCGTTGCAATGATTTTAGCTTATGTTTTGTTGTTGAGCGGCCTTACAGCATTAATCAATGCATTCAACTTAATAGGTGATGCCGATGCGCAAGGACGAGCATCTTCTTTTGCAGACTTGGGAAACAACGAAAAGAAACGTTTGCTTGGTGCTTCTGTTTTGCAAAACTCTGGTGTTTATCCATTAAGTCAAGTAGATATTGGAGATATCGCTTCTCAGTTTCTTGGTACCAACGGCATATTCTCTTACACCCGTCACAGAACCGAAGAATGTTTAAACGCTGGCATTCAAGAGTTTTTTGGTTTTAGTTTTTCTGGCTTTGGTACAACATCAGGAAACGAAGGAACTGGTATTACAGCAGGGCAGCAGCTTGCAAATACTTCTTTAAGAGTTCTTACCGAAAGCGGTAGATTAAACGTTATTCTTCGTGAGATCTTAAGAAGTGGTATTAGTTTGGTTGAAGATACAGCTCTAGACTTAACAGGTTTAGCTTCGGTCACCGGCATTGGTAACTTGATACGTAAAATCCGTGACTTGAAAATCGTTCGTTTTATCAATGTTTTGATGGGAATGGGCGACAAAGTTAAGTTTGAGTTTGATATAAGAGCAAAAGCTGCGGCAAACATCAATGCTGGCACCATCAATAGCTCATTGTCAGTAACAGGAAGCAATACATCATACATTGATAGTTTACCAGACATTCGTCCTAACTACATTTCCAAGTCTCGATTGAGCAATCAAACTGGTTTGGCATGGAGTAACAAAACAGCCGGTATGTTGGGTTTGCCTTTACATGGTTCTTTATCTTCTTTTAGTAACGTTGGTATAGGCAAATATGCCAATGGTTTTTCATCTCACTGGGATGAAATGAACATGCAGGTTGGTGCTCCATTAAACTACGAAAACTCCCAAATCACAACGTTAACGGAGCCAGAAGGAGCTTCGGCTGTAAAGTCTGGAAGATTAGATCCCGAAGTTGTTAAATACACTGAATCGATCTTAGAAGCAGATTTCATGCCTTTTTACATTCACGATTTGAGAACAAACGAAATCCTTTCGTTTCATGCGTTTCTTGAAGAAGCCAGCGAAGATTTCAGCGTTGAATATTCTGCTCAAGACGGTTATGGCCGCATGGATAAAGTTCAGATTTATAAAGGCACAACAAGAAACGTTTCTGTGAACTTTAAAATGGTTGCAATGAATCCAGAAGACCATGACATTATGTGGTACAAGGTAAATCGTCTTGCTATGATGATTTATCCACAATGGACACAAGGCAGAAAAGTTACTGTTGATAACATCAAGTTTATTCAACCATTTTCTCAAATTCCCGGCGCAACACCTGTAATACGTTTGCGTCTTGGAGATCTATACAAAACCAACTATAGTAAGATGGCTGTTGCAAGATTGTTTGGAGCAACAACGTTAACAGATTATAATGTAGACGCAAGGTACACACCACCACCTGTGGCTTCAACAGCGCCTGCCAACCCAGCGCAACCTACGCAACCAACTCCCGGCCAAGCTAGGAGAAACAGAGCGAATAAAATGCTTGAGCGTACTATTGGCGCAGCTCCCAACGATGGCACCAGTGCAGTAGCGAGCAGATCACGGCATCGTAGGCGTCAGCCAGTTAGCAACGTGCCTACGGTTGCTGCAAGCGAAGTATTCACCCCAGCCGATACATTAGTTTTCAACGTTAGACATTTTCCAAACTTAGGACATTTTAAAATCGGCGGACAAGCTATTAGCGGAAACAACAACAGTAGAATCATTGCAAAAGTTACAAGGAATGGCACCGGGCGGCACCTCGGCAGCGTATATGTCAAACCAGAAAAATTCATCGATGATGTTACAGTTGGAGTGACAGAAAACCAAACTGTAAATATTCAAACGTTACAAACCGGGGGAAGTACGATTACTGGCAGAAACAATGCGCCCGCTCCCGAAGTTGAAATAAAAATCGAGCATTTTAGAAGCGAAATATGGGACAAGCGTTCAACTATTCAACTGTACTACCAACAAGCAGCCAGCGAAGACGCAGCAGCTGCACCCCCACCTACTCCATCGCAAGCTGCGCCGCTACTAACCCCATCGGATTTTTATAGTCCAACACAAAACCCTATAATGAAAGCTTTTAACTCTTCTGGAGGTAAAGGTCTTGCTGGGGTTATAACAAGCTTTAAGGTGGATTATAGCGAAGCTAAGGGTAACTGGGGCATCGATGCTAGCAATCTCTTAAGAGCACCTATGTTTGTCACTGTACAGCTACAAATGGCTGTGATTCACGACATTACTCCGGGTCTTGATGCAAACGGCATCATGATGGCACCAATCTGGCCCGTTGGAAATACTTCAAACTACTTTGTTAACAACGGTAGAGCTGGATCAGATCAATCAACAAACGCACTGCCAACCTCACCATCACCCACCCCCGGCCCGCAGGGTGACGTTGGCACAATAGACGCAAACGATTATTTTTCAGTTGATAAGAGTATACCTTTGTATTATGATCGCAAGGATTGAGTGAGTTATGGCAACAAGTAGATACGTTTTAACACCAAAACTAAACTTTAACTTTCAGTATGGCACAAGCGAAACAGTTGCTAACATTCGTTCAGCTATAGCGAACGGTCAAATTGCGGTCAACGTGATATTTTTGAAAGAGGTTATACGTCTTGATGTGTTGGCCGGTCAATATTACGGTGATGGCAAATACTATTGGCTCATTGCAGCCGCAAGTAACATTGGCTGGAGTTTACAGGTGCCTCCAAACACAAGAATCGTGATTCCAGACCTACAGCAAACACTTCAGTTCTTAGGATGAGAGAAATGGGCCTCCCCTCTCATATGTGAAAAACATGCTATACCTTGATACAGAAAACTTGGTTCTTAATCCGGCTGCTCTTCGTGCTCAAAAGAATGCCCGACTAACTCAACTAAAAACGTTTTTTCGTAGATATTATGGCTTTATCAACAGCAGAGACATAGCAACAGCTCTTTCTTTGCAGCAAGCGATAGGCC